CAGTGGCTGCCCGGTACAGGTAGTAGTCCGCGTCGATGAGCACCCTCATTCGTGGACCTCCACCGGCACCACCGGCTCATTCAGCGCCTGGATCAGACGGTTCAGATACCACTGGGCCTTGGCCAGGTCCTGGCGTCCACCCTTATGGCGGAACCGCCAGAGGTACTTGAAGGCGCAGCCCCGGAGGTAGCCCTTGTATTCCTCGGGGTTCATGGATGCCTCGATGGCGTCGATGCACTCCACCCCGGTGGGGCTGCTGGCGTAGTGCGAAGGACGGTTGACTGGGTCGTACTGGGTCACTTCAGAACCTCAACGGTGGATGCAGGCCAGCGGTTCAGTGCGTACTTCTGGGCCCGCTTGGTGTTCTCAGCCCTGATCAGCACCCGCATGGGGGTGTTGCCCGGGATCCTGACCAGCACCCGGTACAGCCGGGTCGGCTCCCCTGGGACATGCCGGCTGATGCCCTCGCCCAGGTTGGGCTGCCCCTCCCGCATCGACGGGGGGATGACGTACTTCAGGGTGAAGCGGTCGGTCATTGGTCCTCCATTTCAAGGACGAGCTCCAGCCCGCGGATGTACCCGTCCCAGTAGCAGGCCATCTCCACCCGGACCTGGCCCTCGTGGGCCTTGTCGTACTCGGTCTTGGCCGCGGCCATGAGGCGCTGGATGGCCTCCTTGCTCACGTCCAGGGGCTTCTCGGGACCGGTCACTTCCACGCCTCCAGGACGGTGTTGATGAACCGCAGGCCCGACGCATAGCCATCCCAGTAGGACTCAGACCTGGGGTGGCCGGATCGGCAGGCGTCGACGCTGTTGGTGTGAGCCTTGGCCAGCTCGTCCTTGATCACCCGCTGCAGCCGCTCACCGGAGACGGATGCTGCGGGTGTCATAGATGCGAGTTGAGACTGGTGTTGATCCATTGCCATGAACAATCAAACAACTGGTTTCGTAGACGTGAGTGACAATCCCCTTCTTCCAGGAACCGCCTGTGTAGACCTTGACTTCATCACCATTGCTGAGCTGTTTCCAGTTCAGAAGGGGCCTCCCGGTTGTTGCCATGTCTGCTCCATTACCTGCGTCTTCTCGTTGAAGACGAATGAACCGGCATAACCACATCGGCCCAGCATCCTGTTTTTGAGGCAGTACGAGTGGGTGGTCTGATCCCCACGCTTGCGACCCAGGGCCCAGATGGTGTCGGCCAACTGGACGATCGAGTGGGAGCCCCTGATGTCATGCAGTTCCGGCACCCCGCCGTCCTCCATGTTTTTGGTCTGACTCGACCCACGGTTGAGGTGGTTGATGGCCACCACCGTGCATTTGGTTGCAGCGATGAACGACCGGATCTTGGTGACCAGCGCATCCAGGTGTCTGGTGTCTGTCGCCAGGCCAGACCCGAGGATCGTCAGGTGATCGAGGAACAGGAACTCACAGTCCAGCGAGCGGACCATGTAGTTCATCCGCTGGAGGATGGTGTTCTCATCCAGCGAGCCGAAGTGATCGAACAGCTCCAGCCGGCCTGAGCCGGTGACGAACCGATCGGCCTGGGCCACGGCCCGCATCTGCTCCTCGCTGATGCCGGCGTAGTTCTGCCGTGCGTGGAGCTGGATGCCGGCGGCCATCCCGACAAACCGGAAGATCGACTCGTCCGGTGTTTCCTCCAGACCGATCCACCCCACCTTGCGGCCCGACTCCATCAGCCCGAGGGCCAGGGCCCGGGCGAAGGTGGTCTTGCCTACCCCGCTGCCGGCCACCAGCACCACCAGCTGGTTGTCATAGAAGGGGGTGCGCTCGTTCCACCACTTGAAGGCGCAGTCTGTGGCCGTGCGCTGGGGTGGCTTGAGCACCAGGCCCTGGTACTCGGACGCTGGCTTGATGCCGTCTGGACGGGCCTCACGGGCGGCCATGACGGCATCCCGGACGACCATGCTGCCGAGCTCCTGCAGGGTGTCGTTGGCGTCTTTCTTGGGGAAGATCACCCGCCGCACCTTGCCAGCATCGAACAGACCCACCAGGTCCTTGGCGGCCTTCTCCCCTGGTGCGTCCATGTCCGTGCAGACATAGACCACCTTGAACTGGAGGAAGAAGTCCAGGCACTTCTTCACGAATGAGGCAGCACCGCTGGCCCCGTTGGGGACGCTGATGCCGACCACCTTCCCCCCGGTGGCCTGGGTGACTGATGGGGCATCCAGCTCACCCTCACAGATGGCGACGGCATCGTGGTGGCTGGGGTTGGCCAGGTGAGACCCGAAGCCGGTGATCAGGCTGATGTCCCCGTCCCACCAGACGCGGCTCTTGTCGGCAGTGCGGTGCTTGCGGGCGACCACGTTGCCGTCCTGGTCCCGGTAGTTGAAGACCAGCGACCCACCGTCCAGCTGGATGCCGTACTGCTCCAGGGTGCGGACATCCAGGGAGCGGTAGGGCTGTGCCCAGGGCGTGGCGATGAATTCCTTCATGGCCCGAACAGTGTGTAGTCGGGTGGACTCACGTTCCGGTCGGGGATGCTGCTCGTTGATCTGGTGGTGTGCTTGGCAGGAGAAGCAGAACGTGTGATCTGGGTAGATCGCCAGTGCATCAGAACTCCCGCAATCAGGGCAAGGCTGATGACTGATGCAGTCTTCACAGCGAGCCTCCGATGACGGAATACTTGGGCTTTGGGCCTTTGCGGACCAGGAGGACGGCGCGTTCATGGGTGCAGAACTCGTGATAGCAACCAAGGCAGGTGCGATAGCGAACTATGCAGTTCTCCATGCGCGTTGGCTTGGTCTCTTTCACTCGACTGTCGCTGCACTGACATTTGGGGCAGATAATCATGACTCAACAGGCCACAGGATTTTCATGTAGATGCGGGCTTCCCGCTGTGGTGCTCGGAAATGGCGGGCAGCAATGGCGTTGATGATCTTCACGTTGTCGTCAGACCACAACAGGCCGAGACCGGCGTCCATGACTGCCCCGATGCGGTTGTCCAGATCACCCCGGGCTGGTCCGTAGAAGTGAACGACCAGGCAGGAAAGGCGATCCAGCGGTGGTCTCACCCACCATTCGCCCATGTAGGCCCTGGCATTGCGCTTCCACTCCACGTAGTTCTTGTCCATGTAGGGCCTGGACTGCCCGCCCGTATTGCGCGGGCGGGGCTTTGACATGGGCGGGAGTGGAATCAGGAGGTCAGCGGTGCGGGTCGGCACGTGGCTTCTCTGATTGGCGCTTGCGTTCCTCGGCTCTGATCTTGAGCCACATCCGGCGGATCACTTCCTCGCGGAAGGCGACCGCAGACTTGTAGTCAGCGTCGTAGTGATCCATCAGAACAGCTCAGCAAAGTCATCGCCCGCGCTGGCAGCGTCTCGGTAGATTTGGTTGCCTTTGGCGACAATCAAGCCAACTGCGCTTTTGTAATAGTGGACGTTCATCTTTTCGCTGGTTCGATTGGCGTTTGGAATTAGCGCAAGCTTCATTACCCCGTGTTTCTGGCCCTCAGGTGTCAGTTGCCACGTTGCCTTTTTCGATTTTGGGCCGTACTTTTTCTCGACCCATCCCAACTCTTCGGCCAAGTTGTTGACGAGATAGCCGCGCTGCTTCCCTTGCCATCCTTGGTAATTCTTGCCCAGGGCCCTGCAAACCGTTCGGCAGAACTCCTCGTCCCAGTTGTCTGGCAATTGCTCGTCGGCCAACTGAGCAGCGCTAAGGGTGATCTCAGGCAGCTCATACCCCAAGGCGAACGAACCGCCTGCGGTTTCAACCACATCGGCAAATACGGAATTGGTTTTGGCCGCAGCTCGGAGCGCAATGGACAGCGCCTGTTCTGCCGTTTTGCCGAGACCCTGAAGAATCAAGGTGAACATTTTGACCTTGTAGCCTGCGTCGATCAGCTCTTGGCTGGCCTGCTGGCCCTCCAGAAAGCCGAAGACCGAATCCTGTGGTCGTGGCGCTGCCGGTCCCACGCTGTAGGTGCCGGTTTTCCTGAGTGCGGGAAGGATCTGGCGGGTGACCAGGTTGCGCAGCGGCCTGGCTTCCGCCTTGTTGCTGCGCACCACAAGGTCGTAGAACCCCGACTCTGAGACCACAGTCATGGACTGGATCCCGCCAGGGGTAGTCACTTTGTGCCGACCCTTTTGGTCTGGGTCGAGGCCTCGGGTTGCGTTTCTGGCATCCTGCATGTCCAACGCCTTGGCTAGGTCAGTGGCCACGAAGCCGATGTCCTCGACGGTGCCGGCTTCGGTGGTGAAGCCACGGACCAGGCGGATGAAGTGGGGGCCGAACCAGAAGCCTTCCTGGCCGCTGTCCTCGGACCTTTCGATCACTCCAAGCATGAGACTCATGTCCTCGTAAGGGTTTTCAGGCGTTCAGGGCCGACAGGCCCTCGGGTTGGTAGCCGCCGGGCACGATCCCGAACAGCTGCTCGGCGCTGGCCTTCTCCACGTACTCGACCAGCTCGACCACCTGGGCGAACCGGGGCTGGAAGGTCAGGCCACAGCCAGACGGGGACTTCCACCCGTAGATGTCGAAGGCGATGATCAGCTTCGAGCCGTTGCCGATCAGCTTGTTGTGGTCCCAGGGGTTCCGGGCCGCATCGAACAGGGTCGGGCCTTCGCTCTTGGTCCCGTCCTTGCGGGTGAACTCGGGGAGCTTGAACTTGACGATGATCTTCCCTGCGTCGTCCCCGGCTCCTTCCGACCAGGGGTAGGCCTTGGAGGACATGCGGGCCTCGCCATGGATGGCGGCGTACTGAGCCTCCATCTCCATCAGCCAGGCCATGTGGTCCTTGTCCTGGCTGTCGAGGACCAGGTCAGTGGACCAGCTGTCGGGCTTGGACGTGTCGAACTTGTTGGGCCGTGCTGGGCCGACCAGCTTGCACCACCTGACTTCTGCCAGGGGAGTCTTGAGAATGTCGCGTGCCATTCAGGCGTGGCTGTCGTGGGCGGGCCCAACCTATACGGGCCGTGGAGCAACGACAGCCCCTCCCGGGCAAGTCTCATGAGTCTCAACTGAACACGTAGGGGTTCTGCCCGATTTCCCCCGGGCACAGGTCCCCGTAGACCGGCAGCTTGGGCAGCTTCACGCCAGTCGTGGACTGGACTTCCTCCCTGAACAGGGCCAGCCAGTCGGTCCGGTACAGCCCGGCGAACTGGTGCAGCAGCAGGTTGTGAAGCTCTGTTGCATGGGCCGGGGTCGTGGCGAAGCAGTCGTGGTTCGGCAGGATCGGTACATTCCGCTCCCGTAGAAGATCGACCATCAGAGACATGAAGGCCGCATCAAACGAATGGATGAAGTTCGCGCAGATCGCTTTATTCGCCAAACCGTGATCGAGCTTTGCATCCAGTGGTGCATCAGCGAAGGACTGCCCCACCTTCTTGCCATACAGCAGGGTGTTCACCTGGATCACCTTCCGCATCCGGTCCGCCACGTGCATGGGAAACCCGCTGGGCGTGGTCCAGTCCAGGGTTTGCTCTGACAGGAACACCTTCTTCACCACCTTCCGGAGCCAGGGCTTCAGCACCATGCAGGGCCCGACCACCTCCTTCATCTCGCGCCAGAGGATGCCGGCCATGTACTTGGCGGGCACACCGATCTTCAGGTTGAACTCCTTCAGGGGGACGTGGCCGTGGTGGACATCCAGCACGTCGACCAGGGCATCGCAGGCGTTCATGAAGGTGCCCCCGTACGGCTGGGCCAGCACCACCGGCTTCACGGTCGATCGGGTGATGCCGATGCCCAGCCACTGCTCAGCGAGGATCCGGTGCTTGGCCTCGTCTGAGGTCTCCAGATCGCGCCTGAGGGCCGCCACGCACCGCTCAGCGACAACGGAGTACAGATCCCTGGGTGACTGGCCCCAGACGTTGCACAGCCGTGCTGTGGGGCGGTGCCGCAGCAGGGCAGACATGATCCCCATGCCGCTGGTGGTCTGATCCAGGCGGATCGGCACCCCGGTGGCCCCGGTATCGAGGGCCTCCTTCAGCCCCTTGCACAGCTGCAGGAACTGCCAGGGGTCCTTGGTGCTGCGCCATAGCTCCAGCCGGCCCAGCGGGTCCTCCGCGGCGGCGACCATGCGCTGGCGGTTCTCCTGCCCCCAGGCCAGGCGATCGGCCCAGGTGGCGCGGCCCAGACCGTCGTGGCCTGCTGCTGCCTTGAGGATCCAGTCGATGCCATCGGGGCCCACGGGTTCAGGGCGGAACGACAGCAGCGAGCGGTCGTAGTCGGGGCCCTGGTGGGTCGTGTACGCGTTCATCGAGTAGGCCCGGCCCCGGTAGTCCACGCACCAGCCCTGCCAGATCGCACGGCCTGCCATGGCCTCGGCGTGCTGGACGGTGCGTTCCACCCGGATGCGGGTGTTCCGATTCCTCTCCCGATCCCGGTGGGCGATGGCCGCCATCCGGTTGCGTCTGCGCAGCTCGTCTGGCTCTGCGTCGTCTTTCAACCGCTCGGGCACCTCAGGTGGGGTACGCCGGCAGGGAAACAGACCGTCGATGCCGTTGTCCCAGGCGGTGCGCAGCATCTCGGGCATGTCGGGGCTGACCCGCAGCTCGATGGTCTGCAGGTAGTTCACCGCCCGGGTGACGTTGGCCATACCCGGGGTGCGGTACGGGTCCAGGGCCGGGCCGGTGCGGTCCTCCTGGTCCTGGACGGGCAGCCTGACCAGGGGCTCGATGCCGCCCACCCTGCCGCCGCCGTGGAGGCCCACCCAGGGGTCCGGCGGGCAGACCATCGCCCGGTAGTTGGTGTTCAGCTTCTCGGCAGGCAGGGCCTTGATGGCAGCCAGGGCCTCATCGGTGGGATGCACCACGTAGGGGGTGATGCGACCGATCCGCTGCTTGATCACACGGACCAGGCCGGTCGCCTCGATGATCGCGTCCAGCAGCAGGTTCCCCACCTGCAGCCTGGCCTTGTCGTTCCATTGCGTGCAGGCGACACCCAGATCGAACAGGGTCTTCTTCTCGCTCATGCGCATCCGGCTGATGCCCATGCGGCCCAGCCGGCGCTGAGCTGCCCCGTTGTTCTCCCGCAGCCGGATCAGCCGGCACTCACGCTCCAGGGCGGCGCCGATGTTCTGGCAGAACGTGGGCATCCGCTGCCTGCGGGTGAGCATGTCGAGCGTCGCCACCAGGGCAACGGCAGCGATCTGCTCGGGGGAATCGAACTCATCCAGATACGGGATGGCTGCCCCGTGGATGCGGGCCGCGGCGGGATCGGCCACGGCCTTCTCCAGCGTCGCCTTCACGGCCTCTGTGAGGGCCTCCAGGTGGGCCTGGAACAGCGAGCGGCCATAGGGCAGGGCCGACTCCTTCTTCTGCTCCTTGAGGCGTCGCTGGCTGGTTCTGAGGGTCTCGGCGGCCCGCTGTTCGTCCAGCTGCTGCCTTGCAAGCTGCTCGGCCCTGGCGTCAGTACCAGCAGCGACCATGCAAACCCCTGTGCAAACAGTTCTGGGAGTTATTCAACCCTGTAGACATCCTGTTTGCACCGTCAGACCGCAGTCCTGGCGGTTGTTCTTCACCCCCGTAGGGTCAGGTGATGACCTTGGCGATGTGGTCAAGGTTCACTCCCAGGCTGGGCATTGGTCTGAGTTTGCGTTTGGTTTGCGTGGTCTGTTTGCAAGCCTGCAGATCGACCACGTCGAACACATCTACGCCTCGACCACGGCCCGCACTGCCTCCAGGCTGCTGATGTCCACGTGCTGGTAGCGGGCTGCGCTCTGGAGGCTGGTCCACCCATGCCAGGCCATCACCGCCTGGAGGTTCACCCCGCGGCTGGCCATGCGTGAGGCGCTGGTGTGCCGGCAGCAGTGGATCGTCAGAGCCAGGTCATCCCCCAACCCCAGCCGCCCCTTGGCACGGTCCCACTGGTGCTGGAACGCCTTGTAGGTGTACGACCAGACCCTGCGGCTGGGTGTGGCCGGCAGGTACGGCAGCACGGCAGCCAGGGCCTTCTCCGTGAGCGGTACGGTGCGTGGCCGTCCGGTCTTGGTCTTGGTGAAGACCACGCAGCCGCGGGCCACATCGACCTGGGCCCGGGTGAGCGTCTCGGCTTCAGACCACCGGCACCCCACCTCCACCAGGAAGGTCAGCAGATCCGCGGCCTCGGGGTGCCCATGGTTGGTCAGCACCAGCCGGAACCCCTCCACCTCCTCGGGGCTGAGGGTGCGTTCCTTGCGGTTGTCGAGCTTCAACCGGGTGGGCAGGGCCGGCATCACGTCCAGGTGGCCGTAGAGCACGGCATCCCGAAGCATCGACTGGAGGCACGACACCTTCCAGTTGATGGTGGCCGCGGCCTGGCGCTTCAGCTTCAGGTGCCCGCGGTAGCGCTCGACCTCCCTGGCGTT